AAGATTGACAACCTTGGACCACGCATTGTGAAAGACTCTAGGAACAGCCCACGCAAGATTGACGCTGCTGTTGCAATGGTGCTGGCAGTAGATAGGGCACTCACAGGCGCTAAACTAGAACCAGTGCCACAATTTTTCGGATAGGTGATGATGTCTAACATTCTTCAGATTACTGGTGCTGTGGCAATTACAGCAGGCGCTACTCTTATCAGCCTCCCTGTGGGGCTCATCGTGGGTGGCGTTTTCATGGTTCTAATCGGATTAGCTTTGGGGCGATAAGTGGTATTCAACAAACTTTGGGAAGATAGGGCAATCAGTTTTCAGACCATCTTTGAGACTGGTGATGACATTGTTTTCAGCAGTCAAGCTGGCACTAATGTCACTGAGGAGAACGCTTACCACATTGCAGCAGTGTGGTCTGCTGTGTCCCTGATCAGCGATACTATCGGCACGCTCCCTGTGGATGTTTTCTTCAGGGATGACGGCAACCGTAGACCTTTCAGACCTAAACCAGCGTGGGTGGGGCAACCTGATGTGAACTTCAACGGTCACAGCACCTTCTATAAGAGCGTGCTAGTGAGCCTCCTGATTGACGGTAACGCTTTCATCCGCGTTTTCAGCAATGGGCGTGGCGAGGTTGTAAACCTCAATGTGCTCAACCCCAGCACTGTAGAGGTGAAGCGTAACGGTCAGGGGCGTTTGATTTTCGAGGTTGTGGGTGAGGATAAGCCTCTGACTTCTGAGGAGATTATTTACATCCCTGACTTGCTGAAGCCTGGTCACATTCGCGGTGTCTCTCGTGTGGCAGCAATGAAAGAGAACCTGTCCCTGGCTAAAGCCCTTGAGATGTACGCTGCAACATTCTTTGGCTCTGGTACAACCTTGCAGGGTGTCATTGAGTATCCTGGGGCGCTCACTCAGGAGCAGGCTGACAGTTTGCGTAACAGTTTCGATAATGCTCACAAGGGTTGGAGGAAGTCAGGGCGTACCGGCATCCTCTCTGGTGGGGCATCATTCAAGGCAACACAGGCAGATCCTGAGAAGTCTCAGGCGCTTGAGGCTCGCAGGATGGCTGTGGAGGATGTGGCACGCATTTGGCGTATCCCTTCACATATGCTCAATCTTCCAGGCACTAATACTTACAGCAGTGTTGAGCAGAACATGATTGCGTTTGTGACTCACACGCTGAGGCCCTATGTGACTTTGCTCGAAGACAATATGAGCATCCTCATGGATCGTTACCCTGGTGGAGCTGACGCTTTCATCAAGTTCAACATGAACGGTCTGCTACGCGCTGACACTCAGGCACGCTTCTCCAGCTACAGCACTGGTCTTCAGTCAGGATTCCTCACCATCAATGACATCAGATCGTGGGAGGACCTCACTGCACAGGATGGGGAGGCTGCCTCTCAGGTGCGTGTCCCTCTCGCTAATGTGAATCTGTCTGAGTCTGGTGTGCGTGCACAGCGTGAGAAAGTCCAAATGGTGCGTGACCTGGTGTTTGCTGGTTTCAGCCCTGCTGAGGCTATGGAGATGGTGGGTCTGCCTCCTGTCGCTCACACTGGTCTACCTTCAGTCCAGTTGCAGGGTGTTGCTCAGGTGGATCCTGAGAACCCTGACAGTGTGTATAAGGATGAGGTTCAGTAATGCCTACTGACCCAATCAATTCTTATACGGTAACTGTAGGCACAGCGACTACACCTATTGTGGGGATGTCTGCTGATGCTCAGATTGCTGTGGTACAAAATCAGCAACCCACAAATGAGCCTGATGATTATGCTCGTGAAGGTTTGCTGTTCCTCGTGGCTCAAACTTTCACGGTGAACTCTCCTGGAACAGCCTCTTTTGGTTTCACTACTGGAGCTAATGGGGCACAAATTGACTTTTATGAGATTATCTCCACAGTAGAAAATGTCAGTGCACGATTGGTTGAGGGTGCAACAGTTTCCACCACAGGCGCTGCCATACCTGTTTACAATCTCAACAGGAACTATTCAGACACAATCACTAGCGAACTAAAGAGCGCTACCGCTGTTAGTGGGGGATCCGCTATCTCTCAGGAGTATGTGACAGCTGACAAACACGCTGCAGGTGGCGGTTCTACTTCTGGGAAAGTGCACACCCTGAAACCCTCCACAACCTATGCCCTCCAGTTCATCAATGATGGAAACCAAACCACTAAAGTCTTTTTCCAGATGGGCTTTGCTGAAAAATACAATGGTCAGAATGATGTGTGGCTGGGTGGCTCTGTGGGTGATGGTTTGCGTTTGCGTGGTGGTCAGAGTATGCAACTGCCAATGATTCAGGGGCAAACCCTTTCCGCTGTCGCTTCTGAGGACAATCAGGTTGGAGTGTTGAGACAGGACTAATGCCTTACTACATTGAGGAAAATAACCCCAGCTGTGCTGTGGGGGAATGGGCCACTGTGAAAGAGGATGGCGAAGTTATGGGATGCCACGACACTAAGCAGGGTGCGATAGATCAGGGTGTGGCTATTGCTATTGCTGAGGATAGTGAGTTTGAGGGTGAGCGTTCTGAGGAGCGTGCAGAACCTGATGAGCTTGAGGTGGGCGATTTTGTTGAATGGGACTCTAGCGGTGGTATGGCTAGGGGCACTGTGGAGCTTATTGAGCGTGATGGTGAGATTGCGGTTCCTGATTCTGATTTTGTGATTACTGGGACTGAGGATGACCCTGCTGCTTTGATTCAGGTGTGGAGATTTGAGGAGGAGGATGGGTTTGAGTATTGGGAACCCTCTGGTGTCCTGGTGGGGCACAAGTTCTCTACGCTGACAAAGATTGACCCTCTGCCTATGGAGCAGGACCGCGAGCTGAGGCAGGTGGATTTGACCCCTCCTGCTTACATGCGTGCGAGCGCTCGGCGTGGGTTGCGCTGGCACGAGGAAGGGCTCAGTGGGGATGGTTTGCAACCTCAGACTGTGCGTGAAGCGCGTGCTATGGCTGATGGGTCAGTGACTGCTGATAAGTGGGTGAGGATTCGCGCTTTTCTTGCAAGGCATATGGTGGACTTTGATGCACCAGCAGCAAACCCTGACAATGATGACTTCCCCAGCCCTGGTGTTGTGGCTATCGCTTTGTGGGGTGGGGGCGCTTCTCGGCGCTCTGCACAGCGCGCAATGGACTACGCGGATGGGGTCATTGGTAGAATTGAGGCAGAGAATGAAGGTAGAGCTAAGGGGCAAGCTTTGAGCAAGATGGAAACGAGAATCAATCCTGCAGAGTTTGAGGTGCGTGAAACTGAGGAGGGTATGCGCTTCAGTGGTTACGCTGCAGTGTTCAACAGTGATTCACAACCTTTGCCTTTCATTGAGCGTATCGCTCCTGGGGCTTTCCGAGGATCCTTGAGGAACCGGAATGACATCAAGTTGCTGTGGAACCATGACTCTGGGCAACCTCTCGCCAGTACTCGCGCTGGTAATTTGCGCCTGACTGAGGATGATCGTGGACTCTATGTGGAGGCTACTTTGCCACAGACCAGCGTAGGTAGGGATGCCTCAGTCTTGATTAGAGATGGGATTGTAGATTCCATGAGTTTTGGCTTCACTGTCGCTAGAGGTGGAGATGAGTGGAGCGCTGATGGCTCGACTAGAACACTAACTAAAATATCCTTGCACGAGGTATCAATAGTTTCATTTCCGGCCTATACAGCCACTGCAGGTTCTACAGCGGTGCGTGGCCTGGATAAGGTTGCTAAGCGTGCTGAGGTAGACCCTGATGCACTCGCTGATGCTTTGCTGAAGATTGAGAACGGTGAGGACATTACTTCTGATGATCGCAACCTGATTAGCACTGTGCTGGATAAACTGTCACCTGTTGAGGAAAGCACTGAAGCCGAGCAGGATGATTTTGGGCTTGAGATGCTTGCTCTGAAAAAGAAGAAACTCGAATTATTGATGGGGAAGTAATGGCTACTAAAGAACAGATTGAGCAAACTATTCTGCGCGTGGCAGGCAACCCTGTCTCTGGTCCTATCAAGGCGATGGCTGGGGCGTTTGCTGAGGCTATTGTTGAACTGGATTCTGCTGACACACCAAAGCCGGTGAAACCCACTAGGGGTACAAGCCAGCAGAGAGAAAAAGAGACTCGCGTTCTGGGGGCTGTTGAACAGCGTTAGCGAGTTTCACCCTCACTGGTTTCCTTTCGGCTAGTGAGGGTTTTCTCTATCTAGGAGCACAGTAAACCCCTGGGGGTATCATTGATGTATCAGATTTGTGCGTTACCGCTGCTGAGAGCTGTTGAGCGTTACCGCCACAGTGCAATCCATTTACATTCATTTAGTGAAAGGGCATTTCATGTCTGAGTTCATCAAGACTCAGGAAGAGATCCGCGCTAACCTCACCATGCAGATCCGCGAGGTCATTGATGGTGCAGAGGCTGACAAGCGTGGGCTCGACCAAGCTGAGTTGGAAAAGATTGAGCGCATTGAGGCTGACATCCGCAGAGCTGACGAGGCTCTTGAGGTTGCCAAGCGCAATGAGAGCCGTAAGGCTGAGGCTGCTGAGGCTTCTCGCGGTTTCGCTCCTGTTGAGGAAGTTCGTGGCGCTGGGGACATTTTCCGCGCTATGGCTAAGGGTGAGGTTCGTGACCACACCTTCTCGATGGAACAGCGCACGCTCGTTCCTGCTACCGCTACTGTTCCTGTGGCGTTCCTTGACCGCGTTTACAACCTGGCTCGCCTGGTTGGACCGTACCTGGAGACCTCTGAGGTGTTCCAGCGTGACTCTGGGGAGGACTTGAGGATTCCGGTTCTCACGGCCTACTCTGCAGCTACTGAAAAGGCTGCCGGTTCCGCGATTGACGAAAGCGACCCCACCTATGGTTCACTGCTTCTGCAGATGAGCAAGCAGGGCTTCATCACCAAGCTCGCTAACGAGCTGATCACCGATGCA